GTCCTCCCGCACCACCTTCTGCATGGCACGAAGGGGAGGCAACGACGGAGGCATACCGAACGCATCCGGCCTCGACAACATCGCCTCGTCGAGCCGAGCATTGATACGGTCCCGGTTCTGAGCAATCAGCGATTGCTCGTCGAGCGCCATCTGAGCAAGCGCGACTTGAGCCGCTGTCTCGTCGCGAGTAGCCGAGGCATTGAGGGAACGGATTTGCGCCTCAGCAATCCGGTTAGCCATTCCAGCACTCGTCTTCGCCTCGTTTTCGGATCGTATACGGTCGAGAAGCGGGCCCGCGGCCCGAAGACCTTCGCCGAGCGCCGATCCGCCAGTAGATAGCGTCGGTGAATAGCCTCCACCTGCTCCGAGCGCATACAGCGGGTGGATTCCGGCCTCTTGTGCATCGCGGACCCTCCTTGCGATGAAATGTCGATCCAAATTCGAACGGTCACCGCCGGATCCAAACAAATTGCCTGCGAAACTCGCGAGCGGCCCTGCGAACTTCGAGACAAAACCGGCAACCTTTGCGCCGAGACTCGGGATCCCGATTGCTGCGCTTGTCACTGCGGGCATTCTTAGCACTCCTTCCACTGTCGATAGCTCGTTGCACCATTTTTACCTCCGTACCCTGACTTGATTACGAAGTGACGCCGCGCGTCCTTCGCCTCGAGGCAACGCCGCTCCTCGAGAGTACCGATGCTCTCGCGTCGGTGAGTCTCCTGAACGACCTCGCCCGTCCGTTTGTCCACCAAGAACCACTTTTGTGTTACAGGACGGGCTCCTGCATGAATCCTGACAGACTTACCAAGGGGAACCTGCACTACATTCGCGACAGAGCGCGCGGCCGCGACCGCGCGCGACACTGGTTGCCCTTGAGTGATACTAGCCAGCGTCGGAAACGACCATCGACGCGGCTCCGGCGCAGGCAGCGCCGCATAGATCCGCCGACCCGTTCGGTCCGTTACCGGCCCGACCTCATAATCGCGGTCCCTTGAAGATCTTCGCCCTCTTTTCAAGGTTGAACTCCTTACGTAAACGCGCCCTGATAACCTCGTCAGTGATCTCCTCGGGCGCAGGAAAGAGATGTGGATTTGCTCGTTTCAGATCCGTCACAAGCTCCGGAATGCCGACCAGACGTCGCAGCATCCGCTTGTGACGATCACCGAAAGGAAGGATGCGCCCGTTGGCGCGGAACGCCGACGACACGTCGCCGGTATGTTTCACGTGGAACTTTTGCTTAGACGCTAGCGCCTCGACGAAACCGTCACCGATAGCAGGACGACGCGACATCTGAGCATACTCAGGAAGGCGCGATCCCTCCGGGGTGTCGTCAGCATCTTTGCGTTTCGTCTTCTTCTTAAGGACGTAGCGAGAGATGTAGTCGCAATACGCGACATCGAAAGGCCGGACGTCGACATGACCCGCCGGCCAAAGGTCTTGAATCAACCGCTCCGCTTGAGTGAACGGCAGAACCAGACCATAGAGCATGGCGTGATAGTGCGGCCGCAGCGTCGATTGCTCGCCGTACTCGCCGCACCAGTAAAACCTCGGCTGATACCCGAGCGCCTTGCGAAGGCGCATTCGAAACAACCGCCCGTCACGCTTCTGCAGCGTCGTGACGGGCTCGTACCCAGGGGCGTGATAAACCGGAACGTGGTCGTCGTCGTAAGTGAACGTCACAAAGAAGATCGACTCCTGCGGATGGCGGCACGCTTCGCCGTACAAACGAGCCGCCCAAACTCTGTTCTTGTTGATCCGACACGACATGCACTGTCCACAGCCCACCACGCCATGAGATAGAGACAGGGGCCGACTGCATTTCATGACTCTCGACCCCGGTATCTATAAGAACAGTTGATATCGAGATATCAACTAACACGGAAGCCACGTCCCCCACAAGGGGGGACTACACAGGTTTGACAGGGGAAGCAGGCTCCGCGGGGTTGCTCGCCTTATCGCCTCCTGAGGAGCCTGCGGGTACCGCCACAGAGGCGCCCGCCACATCATCGACGAGGTCGATACCGTACAAAGAGCGCGCCGTATCGCGCAACTCGGACTCATCCATCGCGACCACCTGGTGGTGAGTCAGAGGAATCACGTCGGGGTCTTCCTCCTCGAAGTCGTCAGCCTCATCGAACGTGTCGAGATCCTGCGCGTCGGCGGCGCGCGACACTTCCTGCCGAACGTAGCGCTGAATCATTTCCTGCATCGTCAGCGGCCGCTCGCCGCCTGGAACCTCGACCGGAATCCCCGAATTTTTCTCCGGATCGCGCTTGCCAAAGAAACGTCCTAACAGACTAGCCATTTAGATCACCTCGTTATCAGTAGAACCGCACAGGAACGCCTAGGGGACGCGCAACGCCGACCCCTAGGCATCGTATTACCCAACTACAGAATTTTGCCGGACGCCGACCTCGATACGAGCCGCCGCGCGACGACGTGATTGTTGACCATGCACCAAAGCGCGTCGTTGGTCGTCACGTTGTGGATCCGCTTCGTCGGAACGCAGTTCACGAAATCGTCATTAAGCTCGACCGTGTCGTCGAGATCCCTGGCCATATGCCAGTAGTTGAGGAGCTCGCGAAACTCGCCCGTCACCTGCGACGGAGTCTCGCGGTACTCCTGGTACCGATCCTGATACCCGAAGACCGTCACCGGATCTTCGACGTCGAAATCGACCGGATAAAGCTCGTTCGTCCACACCTCCTGCTGACCGATGTGCTGAAGCTCACGCTGCCAGAAATCTTCTTTCGATCGGCGCAGGAACGTGCGCGGAATCCCGTTGATGTAGATGCCCTTCGGGCGCACCGAAATGAACGAGTGAATGTACCCATGCTCCTCGATGAATCGACGGATCCGACCGTGACGAAGACCGGCCACCCCGTGGCCGTAAAGATCGCCTACGCCGAAAGACGTTCGCGGGGAGATCGCCGAATCTTCGGCTGTTTGCAGCACTTCCGAAAAATTGATCCGAGCAGTACCGCCGCCCAAATACTCAGGGCGCTGTAGCCGAGCATCTGACGGTGTAACGCCCAAGTAGCGAAGGTACTCAGTGTATCGAGATCCATAACGCGACCGCGCCTCCTGGTAACGCTGCAAAGCGAACGCACGACGAAAGTCGTTGATGTTGATTGCACCAGCCGCCGACAAATCGGCGTAAATATCCGGGATCGGACGACCCGAAGAACTACCCGACCCCGGCGTCCCCGCCGCGGTCGAACGCACCAGCACAGACTGGTTAGGCGAGTCGCTCTCTACCTGGGCGTACGTGTCATACGTCACGCCCACGAAACTACCCGACTCGTAAACCGGCGTGCCCGCCGCCAGGTTGAAATCGAAAGTCGAAGCCACACCCAAACCCTTGACTGGCGCTTGCGTGCCGAGCGGCAACGTCACCTCCGGTCCCTTCTGGGTCCAGGGACGCGCGGCCGTAAAGTAGTCTTTGCCCCACGCGATATTCGGGACTGACGGATCGCCGAAGGCGCGCTCCGTAATCAAATCCTGGTCCCGGTAGTACTCGTTATAGATCAGGTTGATACCCGCCAACGGCAGCGCAGAAACCCCGTACGTGTCCCCAGGTGTCACCGGATCGACCGTTGGCAACCCAAGATAATCGTACAGAGAGCCCTCCAGGCCGGAACCCATCACAGGCGTCACGGCTTTGGTGTACGGCAGCTCTTCGGCACCGTCGATGCTCGTGAAGGCGTTAGAGAGGTTGGTAGGCGTCACACCATGCCGCTGGGTGGCAGCACTCCCAGAGTTCACTTGGGAGATGACCTCGATCTGGCTGCCTAGGACCGTGTAGGAGTAGTAGAAATTGGCCCACTGGTCAGCACCCATTGGCTGCCCGCCGGCGCCGGTGAGATTGGGATCAAAGATGGAGTTCCCACGGTAGACATTGTCGCCGATGGCACCTGAGGCCGTGCTCCAGCTGAGCTGCTCGCGGTAGATGAGTTTGACATAAAGTCGGTCTGGGAGACCCGTCGGCTGTCGGATGATAACTGAGCCCGCCGTGCGGCGGTAAGGAAAGGAGCGCCGATTCGGGCCACGCAGTAGGGACCGCGGCGGACGAAGATAGGCTCCACGGGCGCCTTGGCGTCGCTTGGCAGACCCTTGACCTCGGAACCCGCTTGCTGGGAACTTGCGCTTGCGGCCATACATGCAGCTTGAGCTAATACACAAAGCTCACACATACGCAGGGACAGTTCGCGCAAAAATACACAGAATACTTTAATAATAACAAACACACACACTAACATATACCATATGTTATATACACATACATATGTTTGTAGACTGAAATTGTAAGGAATACTTACTTTCAGCTATTGTTGACGATTTCATCTAAGACTCTTACCGCAGAGTGCCTATATCATATACATTGTGCGAATGTATTTATATTTGTACTAGCGTACTGCCTTCAAGGTCTTGCGACACTTGTTGGTACTTATAGGTACATCCAATATTTATTGATGTAACGCTATCAACACTTATACCCTATCGTGTAACGTGTAACGAGGTGGAGGAGGGTAATACTGGGTACCGCGTTACACGGGTAC